TTCATAGAGTCGCGCAATAGCTTAATTCCAGCGGCGGCAATGTAATGCTGATATTTGTCAGCTGGAGTTGACTGCGCTTCCGCGATGTCCATCATCGCGGAGTCTTCCGCAATACGGGCATCGTGTTTGGCGAGTCGGATCGCGTCTTCTGTGTAGTCATCAAGATTATCGTTAAGATCTACTGCGAGCTGGTCAGTGTAAACATCAGCAACAGGCTTTTGTTTGGGTCTTGCAAAGCCATTCTTTTTAGCGGGGATTCCCGCCTTCTTGAACCAGCGGCGGATTGTGCCAGCGTGGACATTGAGTTCTTTGGCAATAGTCTTGATCTTGTAGTCTTTAGCGTACATCTCTAATGCCCTTTCAAGCACCAGATTTTCTGTCTCTGAATCGTCGTCCATTGGTTGTTGACGAGTTGTTTATAACACGTAAGATGCTCGCGCAAGTAAAAAATGAGTACTACAGCAGAAAAAAATAAAAAATTGTTGGAGCCACGAATCGATCCGACAACAAAGAAGATGGATGTCGGCGGTCTTTTGATCCCACCCACTAACTTAATTACAGCACTTTTGTATGGGTTTGCGAACCACACAAGCCCGAAAGCGAAGGAATTTTATTTCTGGAGATGTTGTGACGAACTCTGGAATAATCCTGAAATGCCTGAACCTCTGATGATTCGGCATCCGTGGGCGGAAGAAATGATCCGCGCAGCGATACGCAATAAATATCTGGCAATCGGCGGTTCCGCTAGTTCCGGTAAGTCCCACACGATGGCAGCGTGGGGCATCATCAACTGGTTGTCGGAGCCACAGGACACGCTGGTCATGATGACCAGTACGACACTACGAGAAGCGAGACGCCGTATTTGGGGTTCTGTCATCTCGCTACTGACTGTGATTCAGGAAGCACCGTGCAAGATTCGGGATTCAATCGGGAGCGTAGCCTACATCAATGAGAACGGGGATCTGATCGAACGAGCTGGCCTGATGCTGATCGCCGCTGAAAAGAGCAAGACTCGCGAAGCTGTGGGCAAGTTCATCGGTATCAAGCAGAAGCGGGTCATCGTGATTGCGGATGAGCTTTCCGAATTGTCGGAGGCTATTCTCCATGCTGGTCTGACAAACTTGTCGAAAAACCCGTTCCTCCAGATGATCGGTATGTCCAACCCCAACAGTCGTTTCGACGCGTTTGGCGTATGGGCGGAGCCGAAAAATGGTTGGGAGTCTGTAGATACTAATACAGCAGATAGTTGGAACACGAAATGGAATGGCCACTATTTGAGGCTAGACGGCGAACGCTCGCCTAACATTCTAGCTGGCGAGACCCTCTATCCATGGCTTCCTACTGAGGAAAAGCTGGCGGAAGACAGAGCCCTTTTAGGACAGGAGTCCAGAGGCTACATGCGGATGGTACGGGCTGTGTTCTTTGACAGCGACGAAACACAGGGAATCTACAGCGAGTCGGAGATCGCGTCCAGCAAGTCGATGAGCAAAGTCGAGTGGGCTGCGAAGCCACTATTAGTGGCGGGACTAGATCCGGCGTTCACAAACGGCGGAGACAGGACGATCCTCTACACAGCCAAAGTCGGATATAATAAGGGGGGTCACTACGTACTGGAATTCGACGAGGCGATCCACTTGAACGATGACGCCACTAATAAGGCGGTTCCACGTACGTACCAGATCGTGCGCCAGATCAAGGACCACTGCGTCCGCAAGGGCATCCTGCCAGAGAATGTGGCGGTCGATGCCACTGGTGCTGGCGCACCGTTCTGTGACGTTCTGGCTGGCGAGTGGTCGCCGTCGATCTTCCGTGTGAGTTTCGGCGGCAAGCCCTCCGACAAGCGGGTCAGTGCAAACAGTAGGCTGACGGGCGAAGAACTCTACGTGAACCGTGTATCCGAACTTTGGTTCGTGGGCAAGGAACTGATGCGAACTAAACAGGTGTTTGGAATCTCTGCCGATCTGGCACAGGAGATCTGCGCCCGAAACTACGATCTGGTCAAAGGCGGTTCCCTCAAAGTGAAGATCGAATCGAAGCCAGAGTTCAAATCCCGTTTCGGGAGATCGCCTGACTTAGCGGACGCAGCCTTTCTTGCGCTGGACTGCGCCCGTCAGCGATTAGGTCTAGTGGCAGTCGAGCCACCGAACGATGATGCGGGTACAGGATTCAGGAGACAGGTTACGATTTCAGGGCTCAGGCAAGCTTTGGCGGTGGACTCAATCGACTAAATCCAAACGACCGTTTAAATTTTCAATTTAGCCAAAGTAAAAAGTCTTTTGAAATGATGGAATTCATTAAGTGGGGCTTAATGAATTACAGTAATAGAAAACACTTTTATATATAGGGGGTGAGAAAATCATTGACGCTTAAGGAAATTCGTAGCGTTGACAATTTTTTTCCTTCTGTTAAAATCTGTCTGTGGCAAACAAACGTTTCAAACGATTACCGTCCGGTCAAATCCAGTATATGGGAGAGAAGTACGCAGGATTCAATAAGCCGAAGAAAGCACCTGCTGGCTCCCCAAAGAAGTTCGTGGTTTTGGGTAAGGAAGGTGATAAAGTCAAAAAGGTTTCGTTTGGCGCGAGGGGCTACGAAGATTTCACCCAACACAAAGACCCCAAAAGGCGGGCCAATTTCCGTTCTCGCCACAATTGCCAGACGGCTAACGACAAAACGACCGCCCGCCATTGGGCTTGTAAATTCTTGTGGTGATATCGTGTTGACAGTTTAGTAGCTTTAAATTAAAGTCTGCCATATGCCCCCCGCCGCACCTAAAAAAGACCCGATAAAGTACTTTAAGGATAAGTATAGTGAGACTCCTGATGGAAAACAGGTTGTGGGGATGTCTAAAGGATCTCCAGTCTATAGTGATAAAAACACTACTAATGCAATTGATATCGAGCGCGAACGATTTGCGTCTAAATATGGGGCAGCTCCAGAAGGTCAGGAGTTAATCGGAATGAAATCCGGCAAACCTGTTTATGGTAGCACAGCTACTGATTCCACATACAAAACACCCACTCCAGAAGAAACCAGCGCCGTCTTTCAAGAATTAGAAAACACTGGTGGGGGTGGGTATAATCCAGCGACAAGTTCTGAAAATCTCGACAAAAGAAAAGAGTTAGCCTCTGTTTTAAAGCAGTTTGCACGCGGAGAAGTCAAGGTGAACCCTGAAGATATGGTAAAATCGGGAGCCACTATGGGGGTTTCTCGCAGCCAACTGAGTAATTTGTACCAACAGTACCGCAAAGATTTTCAAAATAACCCCCCTATGGATTTGATAGGTGGTCCCGAAGGGTTTGCCGTGTTCGGTGAAAAGTTGGGGCTCAAGCCCCCTACTACTCCCCCCACTGGCACACCCACTGGCACACCCACTGGCACACCCACTGGTACGACACCCACTCAACCGTCTCTGTTTTCTGGAGAGTACCAAAAAGAGGGTCCAGTTAAGGGTCCACCCATAACTTCAACTACTCCAGCAGCTACACCCACTCAAGCCCCACCTGCTGGAACTCAAGATCGTGGTCCAGAAACAAAAGGTCAGGATCGCCGCGCATCGCTGCGAGGAACTTCGTCGTTGGGTCAAAGTAGACCTCTTGAGTCTGAAGGTGGCAGAGCTATGAGAATGGCTCGTAAACTTAAACGACAAGGATATAGTAAAGCGGCTGAACAAATGGCACTTGCCGGAGCGCAAGCAAAGCTCAGTGAGCCAGCCCTTAAAACTCAAGCCTACCGTGAAAAAGCCGCACAGATGGATGCACTAGCACGAGCACAGACCGAAAAGGCTGAGGAAGAAAAACGTCAAACTCTTGCCTTTTTAAAGCGAGCACGTGAACAAGGTTCTCGAGAATTGGATAATGGTGGTCTAACTCCTGCAACTGCAACCCTATTCGGCAGTCTCTATAAAAAATAATATGGCTGATTTCTCATATAATTCTGATATCTCCCCTTTGAAAGGGTCTTATTTTTCTGACGTGTCAAGATCGACAAACTTGTCTGATAGGGAGAAATCTTTCCTTACTGAAAAATATGGGGCAGCAATAAATGCCTCGCTAGACTCACAGATTAAATCTATTAGTGGTGTAATAAAGTTTCAGCAAGAACAGCGACAAGCTGATCTTGAATTCAAACGGGCACAACTTGCTTTAGACGAGACCCGTAGGAAAATTCAGAACGAGATGGAGATGGAGCAGGTCTTACCTAAAATTGAACCTTTACTTACGGGCCTTATGAACAATAAGGAAATCGATTCAGCTACTGCGATTGCTGAAGGGGAAAAACTTAGGCTTCAATTCGCACCTTACACATTAAAAAATCCCGCACTAAATAGTGTGTTCGATAATTTTGTTAAGGGAGTAAATACAAGGAATGCTAATTCTACTATTATTACTAATCTTGCTGCAAAGGCAGCCGAAGATGGCGATGTTAAAGCAGCCGAAGACATCATGAGAAGTAAAGACCCTAATTCGGCTATTACTCGACTGGCTCAATCACAAGCTGAAATCAACAAAAAAGCGGGTAGTTTGAAACAACAAGAGGAAGCTGGCATAACATCTAGAGCGCAGAACAAAGCTCAATTGTCCGTGCTCACTTCACAGCTCGACACGATCCTCAAAATGAAACCCGAATCCCTAACCACGCCCACTCAAAGTGATGGAGCGTTCGGTTCTTCGGCAGCAGAAAATAAAGGACCATCATTTACTAAACAGCAGAAGGATACTTTAGAAATCATTCTCAAAAAAATGAACCCCTCTATGAGGAATAAAGACTTTAGCGGAGTTTCCCCCGAAGATATGTATAACGATACATTGGAGGGAACTTACTTAAAGATCGATGAACTTACTGGAGGAACTCCACAATCTACCATCTCCAAAAAATCAGAATAACATTCTACACCCCCACATAATAGAAAGAGTACTGCTATGACAGAACTAGACAAATTGCCTCCGTTGGAGACAGAAAACACAACTCCAGCTGAACCCGAATTCAAAGCCTTTTCAGATTGGAAAACAGATAATTCATCAGGAGACCCGATTAAAGATCGAGTAGAGTGGGGCAACTATGTTAGGGAGAAGTATATCGATGCTGGTTCTTATGATGATAACATCGAACTTGAAATCCGTCAGACAACTAAAGACCGTCTCGTAGCGGGTGGTCTGATTCAGGAGGGGGATACAGAAACTGTGGATAGGTTGTACGCCGCTCCAGAAGTGGATCTTGACACTAAACTGAAAAAAATCCAGTCAACGTTTGATTATGATACTCCTGAATGGGAAGCGGCGACTAAGTACCTTTCTTTTAAAGAAGTAAATCCAGAAGGCTCTGAAGTTGACGAGTCAATTAAACAGCGTGGAGAACAATATCGCGTTCAAGCAGAATCAATTGCTGATCGTTATTACAATGACGCGAAACGCAGGATGGTATTGAACGGAGAAATCCCCATCGCAAAGATCATTAACGAAAAGGGAGAACAAGATTATATTATCGGAAGCACTTTCGATAAAAACAATTTGGGTGAGTCTATTAGAAACAGTAAAGTTGGTGATGTCTCTTTTGCAGATGCCCCTAATATTGTTTCTAAATCTAGAATCCCCAAAGGATATAACGAAGAAGCCTATAAAGTTGAACGGTATGTTCAAGCTATGGGCGTAATCGAAAACATTTGGGGTGGTCTAACCAATTCTTATATGGATCGTTATGGAGACGATCTTGCAGAAGCGGATAGAGAAAACCGTAAATTAACGGATCAACAAAAGCCCGACTTTTCTTCAATTAGACGTGATGTAAATAAACTACTTCCAGATAACGAAGGTTTTACAGACGAAGAAATTGAGAAAGCATTTACTCAATCGGCCCTTATGAGGGCTAATTCTAAAAATAAGTTTCAAGTTTACGACGACCCTGAAGAGGCTTATAGAAACGTTCGCAGTGTAGGATTTGCTTCCCCTTTAGTGAACCCTGCAACTATGGCAAATGAAGAAAAGTTCAATCTTGCTGTAAATAAAAACCCGTATCTTTCTGAGGAACAGAAAGATTATCTTAACACTACTCGCGAACCTTTCATTCAAGCGAACTTTGAACACTACGATAAGACGCTTACTGAATCTGATAAGTTGTCGGAAAAGTGGTTGAACGCCCTCCAATCTGGACGCGCTTCTGGCATGAAGGACTACCAGATTCTCGATCAGTTCACTAGCGACAAAGATAACTTTA